ATTTGAAACTTGCGCCAGATGCTCTTAAAATTCTGTCTTCAACGTTTGCTCTCATATAACTTTTCAAAGTCTCTTTGCTAAGTTCGAGCAAAGATTGTTCTACTGGTACAGATGTTTCATCCAATACCAATGATTCATGCATATCTTCGTTAACAGGTTTTTTTACCCAACTTTTTGCATGTGCGTGGGCATTTTCAACTTTGTTAAAATATTTCATATGAACCCCTTTAGTGGAAGATGATTTTGCCAATACTTTATATTTGTCAATATGTGGGTCATAATGTACTTGAGCAATATTGCCATCATGCTTATGGGTAAAAATATGTACAGAATCTCCATTTTTAACAGTATCTGGATTTCTTCCATGTTGTTTAATTTTCTGTCTAACTGTATCCATATCGGCATCACCAAATAATGGATATGTGGATTCAATTTTTTGCAATCCTTCTAATCTTTTCTCATTATCAATTTTAGATTTTCCACCTAAAAACTTTGCAACAAAATCTGCTTCATCTTTATTTTTTTCAACATCTTCATGTTCATCATGGCTGACTTCAATGTTGAAATGACCATCTTTGATATCTTTTGTTGGATCAACTTTACCAAGATATTTACTTTTTTTATCAAATTGAATATGTACAGTTTTTTGCATATTAATTACCAAGTTTTTTAAGGATTATGCTAGTTTGTACATCATTTAATAAAATAGATTCATCTATTTTCATAGTTTCTAGCAAATATTGAATATTATTTATTTTACTGATTTGAATAGATTCATTTATTACCGATTCATTGGAACCAGCAGGCATCAATTTTGCAACAGGTTTTCCACCACGTTTAATCATAATGGTTGCTCCTTGAGCAACTTGATTAATAGTTTTGGACATTGTATGTTGCACATCTGCCATGGTCATAACAACTTGACCACCACTGCCACCACTTTGGCCGGTTCCGGCACCATCAATGGAACCATCTGTTGAACCATCCATGCCCCCAGTCATTGGCGAACCATCGCCCATTATTGGGGGATAATAGATTGGATTTTGAAATTCTTCTTCAATTTCTTCATCCATTAATTCCATATCTTCATCAGTTTGTTTGAAAATATTTTTTCTTACCCAGGTATTAGAAAAATATTTCCCAATAAATGGTTGCAAATCTGTTGCCGCTTCAATGCGGCCAAGTAGGACTTCATTTTCTTTTAATTCTTCAAAATAATTATCTTTTAAAAATTCAATATACATGTAATCTGTATATTGTTGAAATTCTCCAACACCAATAACATTTTTCAATATTAATTGTGTTTCCAATGCTTGTAAGAATAATTCAGAAAATTTCTTTTGAAGTCTTTGTATAAATTTTTGGAAGTTTACTTCATCGCGAGATATTTCGGATGCTCTACCGATATTAAAACCAGTTTCTGATTGCAATCTTGAAAAAGGAACATTTAACGATCTGTATAATTCTCGTTTAAAATATTCCACATCAATCATATCTGTAAAACCAGGATTGCTGCCTTGTAATGTATCAATTTGGGTGCCTTTACTGTCACCCCTTCTTGGCATAAAATAGTCTTCCAACATAGAAGAAAATTTCTTGTCGCCATGAACTTCGCCAGATACACCATCGTAAACAACTTTGTTGCGATATCTTTGCATTACATCACGAACATATTCATCAGCTTTTGCTTTTGGAAGATTTCCAACATCAATATAAAAAATTCTTCTTTCTGGTGCCCTTGTTAATTTGTATATAACAACAGCATCTTCCAACATTCTTAATTGATTTGAAGGCCGGATACAATTATGAACAACAATTCCATTTGCTATAAAATTATGTAAATTTGATTCAACTTCTATGTCATATACGCACTCTGCATCATCCAATAACTCAATAGTAGTAACAGAATCAAAGTCATTTATTGGAGTTTTTGATAAATTAATATACCAAGCTCCCCCAAAACTTTTAACATCTTTGCCGTATATTATTGTTGGAGGCTGATTTACCGTATATATTTTGCCAGACGAATAGCCTAAGCTAGTCCATAGTTCCTTTATATCATAAATTAGTTTTTCATTGGCTAATCCAATAGTATATGCCCATTTTCCGCTATATTGTTTTGATCTGTCGCACCCATCAGCATCGCATAAGCCCTGCATAAAAGCCATTTTTATATCATTTTTTGCCAAATATACCCAATCAGGTATTCTTTTATTTCTTGCTCCAGATATGAACCCAAGTGATTTTAATAAATCTATACCAAGAACAGACCCAGTGAAATAACTACCATATTGGGATACTCTATTTTTTCCAGTTCTGCGAACACATGACCCAAAATATTTAATCATTAATTCTTTATATAAAATATTTTGTGATTCGTATATTCCTTCAGCAAACCCTATTACGTAATCAGTTACCCATCCATCACCAATTAAAAACCCAAATAGTCGAGCAAAATCTGTAGTAACATATTCAGGTATAATTACATCATTAACCCAATTTCCCTTGATTTTTGTGATAGTTTTTATATCAACTGGTATATGTAACAAAATACTGTTTGCCAATTCTACATCTACTGGTGCATTGCCATACACAAATGAGTAAACTAAATGTTTATTTAGTCCAAGATCATTTGCTAATGCATATAAAAATTTTTTCTTACCTTTAAATTTATAATTTACCCATTCCTCTGGATTTGTAACAATACTAACATATCCTCGTGTAGACTTAGGAAATTTTATATCAATACCAGTATCAATTTTAGGCAAAACTACTTGATGTTGTTCTATGTCTATATTTTCAGCCTCAATATATTCAATATTATTAGTTTTTTTGTTTTTTGTTAATATTAGATGATCCTTAGTGCATTTTATATTAGAATGCTTTGTTGTTATTTTTACGACATCTTTTAATCCATTATTCCATATATGCGAAATATTTGTGCAAATCAACTTATCCGAGTGGTAGTCATATGAGTACACTTCATCGCCAACACATAATTCGTTAATATATTTCCATCCAAATGGGGTCTTAATTCTAGTGTCACCAGTCAAACATTTATGTAAGAACCCAAGAACTTGATTTGTGTTATAGTCAACTTGACCAGAGTTAACGCATATGATAGAATCTTTGTTAAATTTTATAGAAGATTGATTTCCAGATTGGCTAACATTAGTGCTTGCGCTAGTATTGAATGCATTATCATTGTAAACATAATATTCATCAATAGATGTTATAATTTCAACACCATTTTGTTTATCTTTGTTTACTTGGCGAATCTTTTTGATTTTTCTTGGATCAATTGGGCGCAATTCGAGGATGCCATCTTTCGGATTCTTTTCATCCGTAATAATGGCAAAATATATGCGCCCATCAATGTACCACCTTCTAAAAATTTGATATGCTTCTTTATCAAATTTCAACAATTGTAGAATATGGTTAAATTCTTCTAAAAATAATGTTTTGATTTTTCTGGATACAGGTAGGTTATCCATGTTTAATTTAACAGGATATACACCATCATTGTAAATAATTGATTCATTTACAATATTTTCTATACCAACATCTACAACAGAATAACTGGCAACAGTTCTGTATTTTTTTATAAGATCGGCATCATTATTAATTGTACCATCAATATCTATATAACTTACACCAAAATATGATGCAGCATTATATAAAGTAACTGCCCCATCTTCTGTTACAGGTGCAACAGGACTGGGCAAGTTCTGCACCACATTTGGTGCAGATTTTTTGCCAAAACTTATTCCAAAAAAATCAAATGCCATAATATTGTATCAATTATATTAAATTAATGGGAAGTTACCAATTGGTGTAGATAATTCTAATCCCAAACCATTTGCATTATTTGTGGTATTAGATACCCAATATTGATACAAGAATGTTACAGTAAATGTTTCTACTGTATTATTATCGCCATAATCCAAAGAAATGTCAGAAACTTCTGCTGGCCATGCATCAACAAATTTGTAGGTTTTGATTACATTGTTGTTGCGATCCATCTGTGTAACAGCCAAATCTGCAACATATTGGGATGGATTTACTGCACCAGTATTGTTAATATTGTTGTTCATATAATTTGACCAAATTTCAAAACTATCTCTAATATTGAAATTTGTATCATTAATGATACGAACTGTCCAAGGTTTGAATCGTCTTTCACCAGCTAGAAAAATAGTTCTTCCACGATATTCTACAGGTGTTGGGTCAACGCTTGACTCAGGCAATGCTGCCGCATTACATAAAAATTGAGCTTGTAATGGAGCAAATGCCGTGTTTCCTGATAAAATGGTAGACGGAAAACTCAATTCAACAGTGAATTGATTGGCACGGACACCACCGCCAGATAAGAATGATTTCATAGCCGAAATAGATGCTATTGCCATTTGTATAATCCTATAATATTATAATAATTGTATTATTTATGTAACAAAAATGGGCAATCCATTGCCCAAAATGTGTTCAATTAGCCACCAGTTTCTGTAAATGATGCAGAATTGTTTGTTGCAACAAAATTCAATGTAATAAAATTGATTGAATATGTTGGCATAATTTTGATATCTGCAACAAATTGATTTGTACTAATTATTTGTGAAGTATTATTACTAGAATCACAAATAATTTGATATTGTTGGATACCTCTTCTGCCCTGAACATCACGCAAAAATGGTTCAATCATTGCGCGGAATCTTCCGCGAGTAAATTGGTCATTAAATTCAAACAATTGATATTTTGCAGCAGTTGCAATAGCTTTTTCCAAGATAATAAACAATCTGCGAACATTGATTCGATCAAATGCAGAAGGTCTTGACAAAGCAGTTTTGTCTCCATATAATACAACACCCTGACCAGGAAATTGTACAACTGGGTTCACACGAGCTTTATACAATGTGTCTCTATCAGTTTGACCAGGATTGAATGCCAATTTTACAATATTCTTAATTTGACCACGATTGAAACCAGCAGGCGACCACCATGGATCATTTGTGGAATCTGTTCTTGCAGCCAAACCAGCGATATCACCATTCAATGGAATCCATCTGTAAACATCATTATAAATATCGTATTGATATTTGTATCCAGAATCGATGATGCCATAGGAAGAGGATGTAATTAAATCTGCATAAGTTTTGATCAAATCTGCTTGTGTAGATGTTGTACCAATAATTGGATCGCCTGTTACAGTATTTTCTGGTGAAACAAATACAACACAATCTTTACGAACTTCTGCAATATTTTGTATAACATAATTTGCCAACTCATAGTTGGCTTTGCCAACAGGGATTAGGGCAACGTCATATAACATATCATTTTGAAACATTTGATATGCAGATTTCATATCACCGATATCTACACCAATACCATTTGATCCATTTGATAATGAA